ATAGTTAAACACTATGAGGTGTGTGAAAAAAACTATAAAAACACTAATCTAGAAGATATAAATTTATTTTATAGCAATAGAGCAGCAATTGTGTTTAATATGATAGAGCAAACGGGAATCAGAGCAGATAACACGTTATATCAACACTATTTTGATAAAGACACAGATGATGGTTATGTATACACACAATACAATTTTAACACAACAACTACGAGACCCTCTAATAGATATGGAGGTGTAAATTACTCGGCATTAAATAAAGAAAATGGAGAAAGACAATGCTTTATACCGCGCAATGATAAGTTTATTGAAATGGATATTAGTGCCTATCACCCTACTTTGCTTGCCAATCTATTGGGCTATACTTTTGACGATGGTGACGTTCATAACTCTTTTGCTAAAATGTATGGAGTGGAATATGCCAAAGCAAAAGAAATTACGTTTAAACAAATTTATGGGGGCATTTGGAAAGAGTATGAAGAACTTCCTTTCTTCCAAAAAGTAAAAGTATATACGAATGAATTATGGGAAAAGTTTCAAAGTGAAGGGTACATAGAATGTCCAATATCTAAATATAGATTTAAAAAGGATAAACTGGATAATATGAATCCACAAAAACTTTTAAATTATTTACTACAAAACTTGGAAACCGCAACTAATGTTCTTATACTGTGGGATATTTTTAAATTGTTACGAGGGAAAAAGACTAAACTCGTATTATATGTTTACGATTCGTTTTTATTAGATTATGATGAAACAGAAACAGAACTTTTAGAACAAATACAAGAGATATTCAAAAATAGAAAATTACAAATTAAAACAAAAACTGGCAAAAATTATAATTTTGCAACAACAAGTTATGCTTAACACTTTAAAAAATCCAAACCATACGTATAACATATATGACTTTGATAGTTCTATAGACCTTACGTCAATGAATAACAGACTATTTTGTACTTTTACAACTTTAGAAGATTTAGATGATCTTGTTGATAGTTTATCTAGCCGATATTCTATAATGTACAACAAAATGTTTGCACTACAAGTTAAAAGCAATGATGAGTATGTTGTTACTTATAATGTTGAACAAGGCAATGTAAATGACATACCAGAAAATACTATTCTTGTACATAGAAAGAAAGAATCCAATACGTTATATACGATAAACGCTCTTAATGAGCTTATAAAAAAATTAAATGGTGGTGTAGTTGATACAAAGTTTCCAATTAATTGGCAACATTATAAAAATTGTATTTTACTTACCCAACACAACGAAATTAAACAACTCAATACAAAAATTCACAAAATTATTGAATTATAGTTGGTTGTTTAAATAAAGGTTATTATATTACAGTTGTAAATTTTTAAATTAGTTATTATTATGAATCTAGATGCAATCAAGCAAAAACTTGACACATTACAAAAATCTTCCAACAATGGTGGAAGTAACAAAACTGACTACCCTCAGTTAAAAAAGTTTAAACCCTCTGTAGGGAAACAAACAGTAAGAGTTGTACCATTTAAGTACAATAAAGATTATCCTTTTACTGAAATGAAATTTTATTATAATATTGGTAAATTTAGAATGCTCGCTTCTCCACTAAATTGGGATGAAAAAGATCCAATTGCTGAGTTTGCAAAGCAACTTAGAGGTACAAATGATAAGGAAAATTGGCGTTTAGCTAAAAAGCTAGATCCTAAAACTCGTGTATTTGTTCCTGTAGTTGTTAGAGGACAAGAATCTGAAGGGGTTCAAATGTGGGAATTTGGTAAGTTAATTTATGAATCATTCTTAAATTTAGCTGCTGATGAAGAAGTAGGTGATTTTACTGATATTGTAAGTGGTAGAGACATTAAATTAGTTACTACTGGTCCTGATACTAATGGTACCAAGTATAATGCTACTACTATCTCACCTTCAATGAGACAAACCCCATTATCAGAGGATAAAAAGCAAGTTGAAACATGGTTAGATGATCAACAAAATCCTAAAGAAACTTATCGTCCACTTCCATTTGACACTCTTAAAAGTGCTCTTCAAGAATGGTTAGCTCCTGATGAAGATGAGGAAGGAGAAATCTCATCAGAACCTGCTGAAGCATTTGATGATGAAAAAGTTGAATCAAATTATAGTCTTTCTACTAAAAAGAAAGAAACTAAAGGAGATAAGTTTGACGCAATGTTTGACGACGAGAGCGATTTACCATTTTAAATTAAAGTTATATGCCAAGAGGAAGAAAATCATTGTCTGCTGCGGTAGACAAGGAATTGAAATCAAGTTTTAATCTAAACAATTTCAAAAATAAAAAGGGTCTAGCTTCAAACGTTAAGTTTAAAGCACAAGATTGGATCCCACTTTCTCAAGCATTTCAAGAAGTAACATCTGTTCCTGGTATTCCTTTAGGACACATTACATTACTCAGAGGCCACTCGGACACAGGGAAAACTACCGCGTTACTTGAAGCAGCAGTTGCTGCTCAAAAACGCGGTATATTACCTGTTTTTATTGTTACCGAAATGAAATGGTCTTGGGAACATGCTAAAATGATGGGATTTGATGTTACTGAAGTGTTTGATGAAGATACAGGTGAATTAATTGATTACGAAGGTCAATTTATTTATGTTGATAGAGAAACTATTAACACAATTGAGGATGTTGCTGCATTTATTTTAGATTTAATGGATGAACAGAAAAAAGGTAATTTACCATATGATCTTTTGTTTTTATGGGATTCAATTGGTTCTGTACCTTGTGAGATGTCTGTCAAATCAAACAAGAATAACAATGAATGGAACGCAGGTGCTATGTCAACTCAATTCGGTAACAATGTTAATCAGCGTATTACATTGTCTCGAAAAGAAAGCTCAAAATACACGAATACTTTAGTTTGTGTTAATAAAGTTTGGGCGGCTAAACCTGTTGTACCTATGGGACAACCTAAACTAATGAATAAAGGTGGTTTTGCAATGTGGTTTGATGCTACATTTGTAGTAACATTTGGAAACATTGCAGACTCTGGAACATCTAAATTAAAAGCTATTAAAGATGGTAAACAGGTAGAATTTGCCAAACGAACAAATCTACAAATTGATAAAAACCATATTAATGGTATACAATCTAGAGGAAGAATTATTATGACACCTCATGGATTTATTACAGATACAGATAAGGATTTGAAAAAATATAAAGAATCTCAAGCAGAAGAATGGAGACGTGTTTTAGGTGGAGGAGATTTTAATATTATTGAAGAAAACTCTGATACTTCTCAAGTCGAATCCTTTATAAACGAACCCGATTAAAAATTTACATGAAAAAAGACCTACTAAACCTCCTAGATAATATACAAGAAACAGGAGAAGAATTGCCACAATTTGAACGCTACATGCTCGTAGATGGGCTCAACTTATTTTTCCGAAATTTTAGTGCTATAAACGCAGTTAATCCAAACGGAGCCCATGTTGGGGGTTTAGGGGGATTTTTTCGTTCACTTGGATTTTTAATTAGACAAATTCAACCTACAAAAGTATTTGTAGTGTTTGATGGAATGGGATCTTCAAATAATAGAAAAAATATTATTCCCGAATATAAATCAAATAGAAACTTAACTAGAGTTACTAATTGGGAAGTATTTGATAATTTAGAAGAAGAAGATGAATCCAAAGTTGACCAAATAGTTAGAATAATTCAATATCTAAAAACTTTACCTGTAAGAACTATATCAATTGATAAAGTAGAGGCAGATGATATTATAGCTTATTTAAGCGAAACATTACCTACCAAACCAAATGATAGAGCTTTTATAGTATCAAGTGATAAAGACTACTTACAATTAGTTTCAGAACAAACTGTTGTTTATAGACCAATTGAAAAAGAATTTTATACTGAACAAACAGTAAAAGACAAATTTAATGTTTCCCCAAATAACTTTTTATTATACAAGTTATTAATGGGTGATAATTCAGATGGAATTCCTGGTATTAAAGGATTAGGTCTTAAGAAATTATATAAACTGTTTCCTGAGTTAACTGAAAAAAATATGGAACTAGATGATTTACTTGATTTATGTGAAAACAAATTAAAAGAGCATGTAATATATGCTCGTGTTTTACATGATGTTGAATTGCTAGAAAACAAACACAAGGTTATGGATCTATCAAATCCAATGATAGATGATAAAGATAAAATGTTTATTGATAAATTTGTAGAAAACGAACCTATTAATTATTTACCTTCACAGTTTATTGAAATGTACAATAAAGATCAGTTAGGTGGTTTAATAAGGAACGTAGATACATGGATTAAAGATGTTTTTGAAAATTTGTTGGAAGACAAATAAATTATTGTTATATTTAAATAAAAGTTATAAAAATGACGTTAAAATCAATTGACGAATACGGTCCGGTCTTTCAAATGAAGGTTATTTCTTCATTGTTGACACACAAAAATTTCCTACAAAACATAAATGATGTTTTAGATAGTGAATATTTTTCTAATCCTGCACATAAGTGGATTATAAATGAAATTTTAGATTATTATGAAAAGTATCACACTACTATTTCAATGGATATTTTAAAAGTTGAAATGAAAAAAGTAGAAAATGATGTACTACAAGTTTCAATTAGAGAACAATTACGTGAAGCTTATAAAGCTGACATTGATGATTTAACTTATGTACAAGAAGAATTTTCTGATTTTTGTAAAAATCAACAACTTAAAAAAGCATTATTAAGTAGTGTTGACTTGCTTAAAGCAGGTGATTATGATTCTATAAAATATATGATTGAGGCAGCTATGAAAGCAGGTCAAGATAAAAATATAGGACATGAATATGGAAAAGATATAGAATCAAGATATAGAGAAGACCATAGAACAATTGTACCCACACCTTGGGAACCTATTAACCAGTTAATACAAGGTGGTTTAGGTAATGGTGATTTAGGTTTAATATTTGGTAATCCTGGAGGAGGTAAATCTTGGACATTAGTTGCTTTAGGTGGTTTTGCTGTTAAATTAGGATATAATGTAATCCATTACACCTTAGAATTAAGCGAATCATATACAGGTAGACGATATGATGCATTTTTTACTCAAGTACCTGTAGATACACTAGAAAAACACAAATCCAAAGTTGAAGATACAATCCCTCAACTACCAGGAGAATTAGTAATAAAGGAATATCCTATGGGTAAAACAACTATGTCAACAATTGAATCACACATTAAAAAAGTTACAGATTTAGGAATGAAACCTGATTTAATTATTATTGACTATATTGATTTACTTTCAACAAAAAAGAAAACTGTTGACCGTAAGGGAGAAATAGATGATATTTATACAAGTACTAAGGGATTGGCAAGACAACTAAATATACCGATATGGTCGGTTTCCCAAGTAAATCGAGCGGGCGCTAAAGATAATGTCATAGAAGGAGACAAAGCAGCTGGCAGCTACGATAAAATGATGATAACAGATCTGTCAATATCCCTTTCAAGAAAAAAAGAAGATAAAGTTAACGGAACAGGAAGATTTCACATTATGAAAAACCGATATGGAATGGATGGCCTTACCTATCAAGTAAATGTAGACACTACTATTGGAAAAATAGAAATTGGTGATGTATACGATGATGAAGCTGATACCGTTGTAACACCTGGCTCTTCAAGTTATGAAAATTTTGACAATTTAGATCGTAAAATGTTAAAAAATAAGTTTTTCGAATTAAATTCATAACATTAAAATTTTATTAAAATGCCAAACAAATCAAATTTATTGAAAGAAAGAGTAGTCTATAAACCTTTTGAATATCAAGAAGCTGCAGACTATTGGTTAAAACAACAACAAGCACATTGGTTACATACAGAAGTACCAATGATGTCTGATATTAATGATTGGAAACAAAATTTAACAGAAACGGAAAAAAACATAATTGGTTCTATTTTAAAAGGTTTTGCTCAAACAGAAACAGTAGTAAATGATTACTGGTCAGGATTAGTAACAAAATGGTTTAGAAAACCAGAAATTATAATGATGGCTACAACATTTGGTGCTTTTGAAAC